ATTGCGGACCAACATCGCAAATTAACGATATTAATTTTTTAATCTCAGCTACTTTATCTGCAATAGACATATTAACTCCTTTCGATTAAACTCTCATCATCCACTTCATAGGATCAGAGTAAGCCGGTAAACATCTAACAACATTACCACTAAATTTCTGATTTACAATAAATGCATGCGGATTATTAGAACCATCACCAGCATTTACAGCTTCAATTCTTGAAATAGGTGTATTCATATTAATAAAATCAGAAGTATTTTGAGGCACTGAAGTAAACATCTCAGCAAGAGACCACTGACCAATTGTCTGAGGTGCATTTGGTCTAACTAAACCAGTCAAAGTATTATTAGCATACTTAAACGGAGCATAACGTTCAACATATCCAAAAACTTCATCATCAGTAGAAGTACCAGTTAAAACAATTTGTTTATTAAGTAAAGCTTCATCAGTCAAATTAGCAAATACAGGAAGAGGTAAATCTAACGGAGTCTGAATAGACCAGTGTTTTTCAAGACCCTGAAAATAAGTCAAATCAGAATAAATATTCATTATACCAATAATATAACCAAATTCAGTAAATGAACGAGTAAAACCGTGATCAGCTTTTGCACCATAAACGATACCAGTCAAATTACCTTGAGGGGAAGTATTATCAGTTGCACTATTCTGAACAATAGGCTGGACAGACAATTGCTGGTGCATGCCACCAAGAAATTCTGGTCTAGTTAAAATATCCGGTTGAATTACTCCATATTGATTATATATGTACTCAACCATACGGTGACCACCACGAGCATTAATTTCTTGGTAAGCTTGCATTTGAAAAGCTTGTCTTAAAGAAGCAATTGTAGCCGCAGTTGCATTTGATAAATCAGCAACAAGACCAGACTTAGAACCGTCAGTAGTAACACCAACAGAAGTGTAATCTGTAGGATAAGTGACAGGTTCAGAAATTAAAGTACCAACATCAGTATTAATCGCAGTATTAGCAATACCAGCGTAACCATGATAACCCTGAATAGTAGTATTTAAAAGACCACCGGTCCAACTATTACCACCTAACAAACCTAAAGCTTTACCAGTACCATATACAGGAGCTGTAGTTCCGAGAGGAATATCGACCGGATCACCTAACTGAGGTTCAAGTAAAGTTGAAGTAAATAAATCAAAACGTTTACCACGTTTAAGCAACATATATTTATCAGCACTATCAGCAGTATCACCGACATTATAATAACTGTAAGATACTCTCTGTTCGTCCTTGTACCAATCGTCAAAAATTAAGTTATAGCTTCTTAAAGGCAAAGCATTTATTGAAATATCACCAGTTAAAAGACCGTCAGTACCCTCAATAGGAATACCAAAATAATCATAAATTGAACCACATTGAGGTAAACCGGCAAAACCAGTAAAACCATTCACATATCCTGTATGACCTTCAGAAGGAGTAGCACTATCAGAACTATCAAATTCAATCTGAGGAACTGTATAATCTTCATCAACATTTGGTGTCCTATCATCTTCACCAAAGAAATATTTTGTTTTATCCCAAACTAAACGCCACGGAACAAACCAAAAATGATAATCACAATACAAATTATCCATCATTGGTACATCTATTGGTGAAATCATTCTAATGAAATTAGAAACACTAATATTCCAAGAGTCGCCAGGTATAACAAGCTGACAATAAACTGGATATAAGTAATCTGTGGTGATTGTTGTAGTATTAATACTAGACATATCAAACTGTGTACGGGGCATATTAACACTAGCGTTTTTACTAAAGAAATGTTTTGGGGCACGTTTTGACATATTAAACTCCTAAAATTAAAATTAAAATTAAATTTGAATGAAAATTTATAATGAAATATAATAAATACAATACTTTACAGCACATTTTACAGAAAATGGCTGTCACCTCGCCCAGTTAGTATCAAGAGAACATGGGCGAGGACTAGACAGCTAGTCCGTCGGTGCGGTGTTCACATCAGGCTCAGTTTTTTCAACAACAGGAACCTCAGGAACATCTACAACAGGCTCTTTAACAGGTAAATTTAAAAGTCCTTCTTTAACCAAGAACTCATCTTTATTATTCAAAGCCAAGACAAATCTTTCCAACGAATTTCCGTATGCGTTTTTAATCTTCGCAGGCAAGCCCTGAAAATAAGCAGAAGCTTCATCAACAAGTTTCTGAGCTTCAATAAGGCTATCATATTTGACGAAGTTTTCATCATAAAGAACCGGCTGGCCATTAAGAGGCAAACGGCCAGTTTTACAATAATTATCATAAATCTGATTAATATCAACAGCATAACTAAGAGATTTTTTAACCTTTGAAGGTTCTGTAAATTGAACAGTTGAGACATCTTTAACACTTTTAACATCTCGATTGTAAGCGGTGGTAAATGTTTTCTTTGACATAATAAACTCCTAAAATGATTTCCAGTCCGGTAAGCTAAATATAAAATTTAACTCACCAGACCGGAGTAAGTAGGCTAACTAGCCTGAACAGTAACAGAAGAGGATAAGGATCCAAAATTTAATAAATGGACATGTTGAGGAACATTTTCAAACAAACCTTTATTATCATCAAAAGTTCCAAGTAGATAAACAGTAAATAAATTTGGATAATCATACAATAAAGGTACATTTAATCTTTTTTCATTAAACATTTTTTCCAAAGTCATTCTTGCTATCTTTTCATTGATTGCTGGCAAAAATTGAACAAAAGCTTCACTAGCTTCATCATAAATACCATAAATTTCATTTACAGCCATAATTACTCCTTTCAATTTCATTTTATATCGAAGCGATATATTTTGTCAACCGTTACAAATACTATCAACTTTATTTAGATATTCACAAAAATCTCTTCTTGCCGCATAATCATTACCAGGCATGAATAAAGCGTCAGCCAAAAAATGTAATTTAAAATTAAAAAAGTCTTTACAATTCTTAACACGAGAATAAACATCATCTCTTAAATCAAATAATACTCGTTTAGAATATTGACTTTTATAAGCCTGTAAAAACATATGTAAAAAAATAATAATATCTTTTTTAGTCATTCAATACCTCCAAAAATAAACCACAAACATAACGATGATCATATGTATTACATAAATGATGAAATAACCAATCATTCAAATCATGAATACAAGTAGCCTCATAATAATAAGTATTAAAATGTGGACCAAAATTAGACAATGGACCTTCAACATCACGCAAAGTTAAAGTAACACTATATTTCATACACATACTCCTTTCCTTTTTCATCTATACCACTATTTTCGTTAACACTTTCTATATCCGGAAGCGACCGACCACGAAAAGCACACTTAAATGGATTAGGCATATTTTCATAAAATGCTAACTCACGTGCCACTCTCTGATCCGAATAATGAAGTTTATAACATCCATTAATATGACGTTTACGAGCCAACTCAAATCGATAATACTTTTGATGTAAATCATCATTAGTACTCCGTGATTTATGAGATTTAAAATCTTTATGATTAAGAAAAATAATAGCACTATTCTTAAATTCAGAAGTAAAATACTTTGTAGAAATACCAAAAGCCTTAGCCTTTTTCAAATATTCAGAAATAGGCGGTAATTTATTAGGTTCTTCCTCATAAGAACGAACCAATTTACGCAATACAGACATACAAATTTTCTGATTACTATCTAATTTTGAATAAATTGAACGTTCCTGAGATAGTAATTTATCTAAATCTTTTTTACTATCCTGAACACGTTTTTCTTTAACATGATTATACAACTCAAGATCTAACTTTTTTAATAAATTATCATAAGACTTTGGAACAGGACACTCATATTTTTTGTCAGTAACAACTGTAACAAGTCCTGTACTGGCAAACTCTTTATAGTTTTTTTCATAATATTTTGCACCTAAAACAGGCTTAGTACTATAAGTAACATACTCTGGCTTTTTACCATTATAAAATTCTTCTTGATTATTACCATTAATTTTTTTAGTAACATAACGAGCAACATAACAACAAGAATTATACTCACATTTACCAATACGATGAATACCAAAAGGCCACAATTTATTACATATTTCAGATACATAATAAAGCTTACCTTTTTCATAAACTTCTTTTAGATCAGGAAACTGAAATCCATGTAATATTACGTGATGATGAGCACGAAAAGTATTTTTAGAACCATACTCGCCACAATGCATAAAACGTATTTTTTTTGGATGAAAATTTTCTAAAAGAAAAGAACGCTCTGACTCAGATAGACGAATATTAGTAACATATGGATAGGAAGAAGGAACCAAATCAGAACGTCCTATAGAGATAAGATAATTTGATAATTGATAACAATAATACCAATTGCGTAATCTTTTCATAAATTTTTGAAAAGTTTCAACATCTAAAGACCACTCATGAAAATGAGCTTTTTTAGAAGATAAATAATGAGATAAACCCTTTTCATGTCGATAATAACTATATGTTTGAGGATAACCAAAAGTTAATGTTAAAAAAGAATTATCATCATGTTCCAAACTTTCACACATACACATTACAGCACGTTGCTTAACTCTCTGCAAACGACACTGCATACACTGACCACAAGAAATCATTAATAAATCATAAACATTCTTGTTATAATCTAATTTTTCAGTATCTTTTCCAATTTCACGAACAGCACAAAGAACTTTAATCGGTGTACGTTTACCAAATCTCTGAAATTTTTTATCAAATTCAGTTTTAAGTCTTATTGCATATAACGGCTCTGTACACATAATACAGACTGCTTACATAATCTATCGGCGCATGATATACGTAGAATATATATTATGTAAAAACAGCCATAACTCCTTCCATATAAATTTTATCACCTAACTACCTCTTAACATTTAATAAAAGCCCATTTATAATGTCAAAAGACTTACTTTTAACATTATAAACGGGAAACAAAATAAGTACAACAAAATTAAGAAATATTAAGAGGATATAATTACATGCGAGTACCACCACGCATTGGAGCAGGTTTACTATTTATAGCAGCCACAGCATTATACGCAGAAGTCTTAGCAAAATATTTTTTTTGCTTTTTGTAATTTGTTTTTTTTGCTCTTTTCATTTATAATCTCCTTATAATTATGTCGGTATCACGACCGACAGCGTGGGGGTAATGTATATTTATGGACATAGAAAAAACAATATATTTAATAATAATAATAAGCTTATTATGGATAATCTTTATATTTATCTAAGAAGAATGAAGCACCACCAGCACGAGTACGACCACGCTCAGTATGATTAGTTCTAATATTGTTACGTTCATTAACTTGATAACCATATTTAGCAACATTAGAAGCATAAGTACTAGCATTATAAATCAAATCTTGACCACGACGTTGAACAGCTAAACCAGACTCACCTAGATATTGATCTAATTCTAATCTATCTTTAAGATTTTGTTTTAAAGCTTGTGTATAAGCAGTATCAGAATCCAACTTTTTAATTTCAGATTTCATTTTATCAGGTAAAAAAGGATTTTCAGCACGTTTATTCGCAGCATCAGCAAGCTGATTTTCAGCAGTAGCCTCGTTAGCTTTCACTGTACTTTCAGCAATTTTAGTTTCATTATCTAAACGCTTAACAGACTGAGCATTAGCAATAGTAGAAGTACCATAATCAGTAATAGGACTATCAGCATGTGCACCAGAAGCCCAAGAAGAATTTGCACCGGAAGTAGCATTCTGAACAGCTAACATTGGATTGAAACCAGCAGACTCTAAACCAGCTCTATTCCAAGTAGCATTATTACGTGCATACTTTTCGGCATACTGATAATTTAATCTAGCCTGATTTTCCTGAAGTCGACGATTAGAACCTTCAGACATCATCTGATTAATAGCATTACCTAAGAAATTAAGACTAAAAGCACCGAGAGCTTGTTCCATTTACACCTCACGAAAAATAG